GCATTGTTTGGAAGGCATTGGCCATGAGTCTGGCGGCGCGGTTTGAGAAGGGTGGAATTTACCGGAATACGCAGGAACTGGCCGGAATACAGGGGTTTACAGGCCGGACGGCTACTGGCTGACGGATTGAGAAGAAAACCGGCTAAACCTCCTGTTTGGAAAAGGTTTGTACCCGGTTTTTGTGATTTTCACAGGAGGGTTAACTGGGCTTTAACGGGCGGTTTTTCTGTCCGTTTCCTGGGCTTTAAAAGGGAGGCGGCCTGGGCGAGCTCGCGGACGGGATCCGGGTCCTTGCGGGCGGCCACTTTTCCGGACATCGCGGTCAGAAGCATCACACTCTCCACCTGGTTGCGCATGGACTTGGCTTCGTCGTAGTAGTCTTCGCCGTGGAGGCGGAAATGGCTGGTTACGACCTGGCGCAAATAGGCCGGAAGGTAGGTTACTTTGGTGGGTTCACAGAATCTTCCTGCCTCGATCAGGATCTTGGTCATGATTTCCTGGATGCGCAGCAGTGGGAGGGTTACACCTCGGCTGTCTAACCAGGTGGCCGGGTAGAGGACTACCCATTTAAGAAGCCGGGGCCGGTCTTTGAGAAAGGAAATTCCGGACTCACGGTAAAATTTGGACTGGATCAGGGCGAGGAGGGAGTCGATTAACTCGGGGGAAGTCGGCTGGGAGCGCTCAGCTCTTTTGTTACGTGAAGATTTCACTGGTACCTCAAATTAGGATCCCGTCGCCAAACATAACGAACGATCCGCGATCGTCGGCGCCAGAACATAACGAACGACGCAACGCGGCCGGCCGGCATCAAACATCACGAACACAGGTACCATCACCAGGCATTCGAAACAGCGCCATAGGTTCGTTATGTGTTGATTGAGCCGGCTCATGGTTCGTGATGTACTATTTAGCTGCTGGGCCCGAAACCTTTGAAATTGGGGCACGACGGGCCCTCAGCCGGCGCATGCGCTCGCGGGCCTGGGCGCGAAGGATGTGCTCGCGGCCGGCGCGCCACTTCCGGTTGGCTTCGCGGATCTTGTCCGGGTTGCGCCTGGCCCAATCGAGGCGGGACTGTTTTTGCTGCCAGGTGAGGCTCATGCTTCGCGGTTTTGGGGTGGGATGAAGCCCAGGCCCAGGGCTTGAAAGACTTCTTCTTCGGTGGCGCTGGCGAGCAGGCGGTTGTCCTGGTCGTAGACGCCCTGGTAGGGGTTCCAGCGGAGGCCGTTTCGTTTGGCGTGTTCCACCAGTTTAATGTTGTGGTTTTTGCTTCCGGTGCGGCAGATCAGGAGGGTGCCGAAGTTTGACGGGGTGGTTTCGAACAGGGTCTTGGATTCCGGCCGGGCAAAGAAGATATCTAGCTGAATTTCATCGCCGCCGGCGACAGTCCTGGTGAAGATGCAGTTCTGGGGGCCGTCGACTTTTTGCACCCAGCGTTCACAGCAGCGGCTGACGATGTTCAGGCGCTGGATCTCGGTGGCTTCAATGACGAGGTCGATGTCTCCACAGACAGGCCGGGAGCGTCGGATGGAGCCGGCGATGACGAGCTGGGTGCAGAGGGGTTTGAGTTCGCCATAGATCTTGAGGGCGAGCTGGGTGGCGCGTTGGAGGGGGAGGCTCATGGGTGGTTGATGGTTGAGAGTGGAGAGTTGAGGGTCAGTGGTCGGAAAAGAAGTAGGCTACGACGTCGATCAGGCAGCAGAGGGCGAAGCCGGCTATGGCGCCGAAAATGAAATAGAATAGCTCGGAGTCAGTCATTTTGTCTCGCAAAAGTAGCTGAAGAATAACGGGACTCCAACCAGTAGGATGAAGACCAAGAGGAGACGGATGATTTCGGTGTCTGTCATGACATTAAGAGGGGTTTATTGCTTCTTCAAATGTGGTGCAGAGGTAATGTGGTGGAAGGCCGCCCAAGGAACTCAGGAATATAGGGGCTCCAGAATTCAGTTTCTGGAGTTCTGCCGCCGTTGGGAGCCAGGCGACAACCACGAGTTGAGCACCATCCACAGATCCACCACTGACATGCCCAAGGAATGCAGGAATGGTACGGCATTGGGATTCCCCCAAGTCCTCTGGAGGGCCGAATTTACTGTTGGCTTGTGGGAATGTGCAGGGGGTCATGGGTCAGAAGGGGTTTTCGTCTTCACAGTAAACAGGCTCCAGGGTTTCGACTTCTGGCTCCGTAGCCTGGTCGGGCTGTCTTGGGTCTTTGTTGGGATGGAGGGGTTCCAGGTCTTTTGACCCAAAGTGAACCCGGTTGAGGGTTGAGGGGCGAGGGGCGAGGGACGCCTGGCGTTTGGCGCGATCGCGGGCTGACTTTGCTACCGTGTGTTCCGCGGCCGCGCGGGAGGCCAGGGTGTTCCTTAGCTGTTCGAGCTGGTCGAGGGTTAACTGGTCGAGGTCGGTGGTGCCCCAGCGGTCGCGGGCGATGGTTTGCCAGTATTCCGTTGATAGGCCGTATTCCTGGAGGCTGTGTTTGATTTTCCACGTCAGCCGGATTCTTGGCTGGTCCTGGGCGCGGAGCTGGGGAGCGAGGGAGTCGGGACGGGAGAGGAGGGCGAGTTCGGCGAGGACTTTGTCGAAGCCTTTGGTGTGGTCCACCTGGGTGAGGCTGGTGAAGCCGGCGCGCTGGAGGAGGGCTTTGCGTTCGGCGTCGATTTGGGCGCCGGTCCAGGAGTGGGCTTTGTCCCAGCCTTGGACGTGGCAGGCGACGGACCACTCGCGCCAGAAGCGTTTAGTTTGGGAGGGGGTTAGGAGCATAGGGGCGAGGGTCGAGGGTCGAGGGTCGAGGGAAGGGAGGAGAGGATCACCTTTAGTTGGGTCTTGCAGGCTGGATCGTATTCACAGCGGATGTCGACGTCCCGGATCGCGTGGCGCGCGCCGCTGTGGGTTAGGCCGACGAGGTTTCCAATTTGGGTGTGGTTTAGGCCAGTCTCGTTCCGGATGATGTAGCAGACGAGGTTGCGGGCCCAGACGATGTGGTCGGGTCGGGATTTGGAGAGGATCTGAGCGCGGCTGACGCCGGTGTGGAGGGTGACAGCCTGGATGACCTGGTCGAAGGTGTTTTGCTGGGCGGCGCGGTTTTGCGGGAAGTGGAGGAGGATGTTTTCCAGGACTTGGATCCGGGCTTCGAGTTGTTCGAGGGTGGGCATTTTAACAGGAGGTAACGGAGGGGACAGGAGGGTCGAAGGTGAACCATTCTGGGGTGTGGCGAGGGATGTATCCGCGGCCAGGCAGAGGATGGTTTCGGCACCACTTTGGACCAGAGATACAGATTGGATAGTGGCCACGGCCTCCGCACTCGTGGCAGGATTCATAGTCATCCAGGTCATACCAGAGAGGGTCTTGCTCATGGAGTTCGCCGGGTCCCGTGATGCCTTCTCCACCACAAGCTCCGCAATTTTCAAATTCCAGCGTGGAACCGCAGCGAGCACATTGGCAATCCCAGCGGCGAGAGTCTCTGGGAGGATGCGAGGCGATAACTCTATTCGATAAGGTCCGCGAGTAGTAGTAACGGAGGCGGCGAAGGGATTTGTAGCGTTTACTCATGCGTCCTTTCAGGCGCGGCCGCCGGGGCCGGAGCGGCGGCTTTTTGGGAGGCGGCGGGGTTTGGCGTAGCGGTTGTAGGCATCGGCGAATACCTGGCAAACTTCCGGGCTCTTGATTCCGTGCACGAGAGCGGCCCGGCCGACGATTATGGTGAGGACCTGGTCGCGCTCGAACAAGTCATCGACTTTGCAGCCATATTGGACGGGCCCGGCGTTGAGGCACCGAGCGAGCGCGTTGACCTGGGCTTCGGTGATATCGATGGTTAGTTTCAAGGGTGGTTGATGGTTGATGGTTGATGGTCAGAACGCGGACCAGCCCCAGGTGATTAGGTACCAGACCAGGCGGGCGAAGACGCCTACGCCTACCAGGCAGGTGGCGACGATGAAGGCGGTGGCGAAGACGGTGAGGGCTACGGTTAGGGATTTCATGGTTCGGTGGATTTGTTGTTTTCGGTTTAGTTCGGAGACGTCGAGGAAGTTGTTCATGGTTGATGGTTGATGGTTGATGGTTGGGCGGGAACGGAGGCGAGTTTTCGGAGTTTCCGCAGGGTTCGTTCGGCGGCTTTGCGGACGGTTAGTTGGATTTCCTGGTCGGTGATGATGGCCTGCAGCTCGGGGATGGTCATCTTCTTGAGTCTGTCCAGGCGGTCTTCAACACAGCAGGTGCAGACGACTCGCTCCCGCGGTGTTCCGGCGTCGATGATGTATTCGAAGGGTTTGAGTTTCATTTTTATTGGATGGGTTCTTGGTCGTCCCAGTTGACTTTGATGTCGCTCTTGGGGATGCCGTATTTGTCGCGGCTTAGGCAGGCGGTGATGAAAGCCGGCGCGGCTTTTCCGAGGATGGCGTCGGCCTCGGTGCGGAAGCGTTTTCCGTTGTCGAAGTTGTTTTCCCAGGTCTGGGTGAGGGTGAAGAAGTCGCGGAGGTGGCCATCGGCGGCGTCGGCGATTTTGACGTGGACCGGGCTGTCGTGTTTGAAGGTGCCGATGAGTTTATCGGCGGTGAAGATGACGGGGATCAGGACGCGGGATCCGCGGGCGAGGAAGCGACGGCCTTCGCGGTCGGCGTCTTTGAGTTCGACGTGATCGCCGTGGAGGCCGGCTTGTTCGAGTTTTTTCTCGATGTCTTTAAGCTCGGCCTGGAGGGTTTTGATTTGTTTGCGGATATCGAGGCCGCGGTCGACGAGGGGAGTTAAGTTCATCAGATAGTTGATGGTTGATGGTTGATGGTTGATGGATCAGGAGCCGAGGCGGCCTTGGAGGATGGCTCGGCGTTTGGCTATGCGGCCGAGTTCGCGTTCGCAGGCGCGGGCGGATTTGGCGTCGGAGCGGTTGAGTTTTTGGATATCGGCCGCGCAGACTCGATTGGCCGCTTTGACGGCGCGATCGCGGAGGCGGACGGTTTGCTGGGCGAGCCGGCCGAGTAGCCTGCGATGGTGGCCGGCGTCGCGAGTGATTTTCTTTTCCGCGCGATCGAGGGCGCGGAGTTCGGCTTTGTAGTTTTTGGTCATGTTCATGAAGTGGTCGATAGTTGATGGTTGATGGTTGATGGGTCAGACGGAGAGTTGGAGGTGGAGGAGTTTCAGGGTGGTTTGGATCAGGGCCGCGTCTTCAGGACGGGGTTTGAGGTTCAGGCTGGTGCTGCCGAGGAGGGGATCGATTTCGACACCGGACTCGGTGATGCGGCAGAAACCTGCGCTGATAGGTTTGGTGGAGGGTTTGTCCACGAGGTTGCTGTGCTGGATGCTGGGATGGAACAGAACGGCGAGCTCCAGTCCGGGGACGGGCGCGACGATGATGTATTTGAGGAGCGATTCGGGTTGTATCGACGTGCTGCGGGCCGGGACTGCCCGCGGTCCTGGGGAAGTGGCGGCTCTTGCTAGCATGGCGTGGGTGGGCATTAGGAGGTCGTAGGGGGAGGTCATGGGGCAGTTGAGAGTTGAGAGTTGAGAGTTGAGAGTTAGGAACGTGATTGTTGACGCCGTTTTTTTTCACTGGCTATCAGCCTTTCGGCATGCTCCATCGAGGCCCAGTGGCCGCTTGTGAATGCGTAGTAGCGATAATTACACTTTGGGCATTTGGTGACGAACTGCGCAGAATCCCCATCTGAAGTTCCAATCTTCAAATGGTCGTCAATGTCGAAAGGGAGTGTGCAGTTAATGCAGATCATGCTTCATCCTGGGGTTGGAGGGATTCGAGCCAGGCTACGGCTACGGCGGCTACCTGGATTAGTTCGGTGCGGAGGTTTCCTTCGGGGTCTTCGGCTTCGGATTCGAAGTTGGTTAGGTCGAGGACTTCTTTGGCGACTTCGCCCACCTCTTCCGTGAGGACGGCGAGTTTGTGGGAGTGTTCGATTAGCGGGCTGGCACAGGTGCCGGTGCCGTGGAGTTTCTCCTGGCGGAGGCGCTCGGCGCGGATGGCGGTGAAGATTTTAGCGAGTTGCAGTTTCATGCGGGTTCGAGGTTGGGGGTTAGGAGGAGTTCTCGCTCGATGCGGCGGAGGCCGGCGCGGGTGGGGGAGACGATTTCGGTGCTGCGGTGGATGCCGCCGCTGCAGGTCTTGATGTGGTAGTGGACGCGCTTGGTCCAGACGGTGAGGGTCTCGCCCTGGTGGTTGATGGTTTGGGGTCTTTTCATATGGGGTTAACGCGGGGTTAAGGAACGTTGGAATGTTGGAATGTTGGAGTATTGGAATGGTGGAATGGTTGATGGTTGATGGGATTTCAGATTTCAGAGGGGGGAAGATTAGGATCAATTTCGTTGTGAATCTGCTTCAGGAGCCGGTGTCCTTTCTCGGTCGGGTGTTCGATGGTTTTCGAGTCGCGCTCGGCGTAGTGAAGGAAGGGGATGTAAGCATCATCCTTGCGCATGGAGGCGTATTCGAGTTCGCACTTCAGGCTTGCGACAACCACGGCGGCGGCTTTGACCTGGTGGGCCACGGTCTCGATTGCTCTCGGGTCGGTTTCAAGACGCTCAAAGGCGCCCAAGAGACAATCCCTTAGTTCCCGGATGTTTTGTGGTTTCGGCATATACGTAGTCCTTGAAGTTGCGTGCGCTTTAGGGAAACGAGGTCTTCAGGCCAGGTGCTCATTTTCAGGGAGGAGCCGCGGGAGAGCCGCCAGCGAACATAGCTATCGGAGAGGGATTGTCTCGCGCGCTGCGCAGTGCGGCGGTTCCGCGCTCGCTTGCGATCCGGATTCTTCCGATCGCGCTCAATGATGGAGGCATAGAGCTTCTTTTTGTGGCGCTGGTAGTAGGTCTTATTCCACAGCCTCTGGCCTGATACGCGATCAGGTATGGGGGTGATGTCTAATGTGAGTTTCACGGGTGGGTGAGGGTTGATGGGGTTATTGGAGTTGGTATTGGCGGAGGAGGAGGGTGTGGGCCTGGCGGAAGGCCTGGCACCAGGTTAGGTCTTTGTTTTTGCCGTGCTTGATTTCGCTGGCGAGCTTGAGTTGTTTTTCGACGCTGCGGAAATGGCCGTGCTGGGTGCAGACGCGTTCACAGAGGTCGCGGAGTTCATCGAGTTCGCCGTTGACGTCCTGGGCGATGCTCTTGATCTGGTGGGTGATTAGTTTGCGGCGGTCTTTCTCGCCGGGCTTGACGGCCCAGTGGATGCCGACGCGGCTGAAGCGCTGGGGGTCGTCTTCGAGTTTCAGAACGAGTTCGTCGGTGCCGATCAAACAAATCGGGATGTTGGTCTCGTCGTAGAGGTCGAAGAGGAGGTGGAGCGCGGGGCGGGTGAGTTTGTGGGCGTCGTCAACGATGAGGGGGCGGTCGGATCCGCGGAGGCTGGTGACGAGGAAGCTGGCGCGTTTGGTCTGGGGATCGTAGCCGACGTGAGGGATGACGTCCCAGAGGGCGGACTGGAGGCTATTCTTATCACTCGACCAGGCGCGGACGTGGAAGAGCATGGCGAGGACATTGGATTTTTGGATGAGCTCGATGCCGCGGGTTTTGCCTTCGCCGGATTCGGCGACGATGACGCCGAGGTCGTTGGTTTTGCGGATGTATTCGAAGGCGGTGAGCATTTGGTCGACGATGTCGCAGGGGGCGGTCTCGATGCCGGAGAGGCGGCGGCGTTCTTCGTTGCGGAGGAAGTCATCAGCGCTGCGTTCGAGGCGGGCGATATCACCATCATAGATGCAGCCGCGCTCGTTGAGGTATTGGGATACGACGGAGACGTTGACGCCGAATTTGGTGGCGAATTTGGCGTTGGACCAGGGGGAGCCGTCCTGGTCGCGCATATCGATGAGTTTTTGCCGGAGGAGGGTGTTACAGGCGAAGATGCGGCGCTCGCGGCCGCCCTCGGTTTTGAAGGTGCCGAGGATTTCAGCCTTTTTGTTGGTGACTGGGGTTTCGTCGCGGTCGGTGGGGGGGAGGGATAGGGTATGCATTTTGTTTGGAATGTTGGAATGTTGGAATGGTGGATTGGTGGAATGGTGGAATGGTGGAATGATGGTTCGGGGGGGGTTATAACAGGGATTTCATTAGGGATTCGCGGGCGGTTTCGGAGGTTAAGGCTCGTTGTTTTTCGGCGCGGCGTTTATCGGGTGTGGGGCCGAGGAGAGCGGAGTTGGCGGCGGCGCGGTCGGTGGCGGCCTGGGTGATGGGGGCGGCGAGGCGGCGGGCTTCGCTGATGAGGGGTGACAGGGCCTGGGTCTTGCGCTTGAAGGCTTGCTGGAGCGCGGCGGGATCGTCGCGGCGGACGCGGCCGTAGTAGGGGGCTACGCCGGCGAATTGGTTATCGGCGGTGAAGAGGTAGCAAATGTGAGGAGCCAGGGGGTTGACGCGGACGAGCCATTTTTCATCGTTGCGCAGGGGGTCCTGGACGCCGCGGCCGTTGCGCCGGGTGAGGCCGAAGACGAGGGGTTCATCGGGGTCAACTTCCGGGACGCCGATTTCGATTTGGTTGTTTTTAACGGGTCGTTCAACGCCGGGTAAATCGTCCATTAACAGGGCCGCTACCGCGAGGGGGAGTTTGACGAGTTCGGATTTTCCGGCATCGAAGACTTCGCGGGGGGAGAGGGAGCGTTCGCGTTTGAGGAGGGAGTCGGGCTGGGGCGTGGAGAGGACGGCGGCGATGGCGTCGCGTTCGGCGGGTTCGAAGTCGAGGAGGGCGGCAGCAGGGCGCCAGGGCATTTGGCGGTTGAGGCGCCATTCGGTGGTGAGGTGACCGCATTCGCGCCAGGCTTCGAGGGAGTGATCGGTGCGGCAGTTGATGACTTCGGTGATGGCGTCGAGGCGGAAGATGGCTTCGTGGTGGCTGAGCATGCCGAGGCGGAGGAGTTCGGCTTTCTCCGGATCCATGCAGCGGGCGGCTTTGATGAGGGCGAGGTTGTCTTTTTCGAGACCGGGCAGGCCTTCCGGCTGGTTGAGGCGGGAGTTGCTGCCGGTCTGGCCGGGGAATTCCAGGAGGTCATCGGTGCGGTTGCGCAGGAGGTTGAACCAGGATTCGAGGGGGGCTTTCCAGCGGGGGTTGCCGCCACCCGGCCCGGTGAAGAGGGCGGAGATTCCCGGCCCGCCGCCGGAGGGGCCATCCTGGACGGTGATGGCGTCGCCGAGGGTGGTGGCGAGGATTTCGCGTTCGCGTTTGCGTACGGTGGCGGTGGATTTTTCGCAGATGATGGTGGTGCCGGAGGGGCGGTAGCCGCTGGTGGTGAGGAAGGAGACGAGGAGCCAGATCATTTCCTGTTCGCGGAGGCGTTCGACGATTTTGGTTTCCTGGTCTTTGAGGGCAGGCTTGTAGCCGCGGGCGATGTTGCAGCCGCTGAAGAGGTCGAGGACGTGGAAGGCGAGAAGGCGACAGGACTGGCCGTAGGCGAGGACTTTGAAGTCATTCCAGGAGTCGTCGAGGATATAGTATTGGCCGACCTGGGCGCCGCAGCGGGTGGTGGGGATTTGGGGCCCGAGGTTGGAGGCGGATTTGGGGCCGATCTGGATGAGTTTGCGGGCGTAGTTAGAGACGCGTTTATTGAGGGCGGATTTGAGGTTTGAGTAGGTCCAACCAAAGGGCAGGTCGTCATCGGAGAGGGAGTCCGGCTCGGGGCACTGGGGGTAGCCGGGGATGGCGGCGGACTCATCGCCAGCGCGCCAGCGGCGGTACTGAAGGATGAGTTTCTGGTAGGCAGGCATGAATTTATCGCGCTGGCGCCGGCCCCAGAGCTGGGCGAGGTAATCGAGGAAGGCATCAGGGAGGCCGAAGGGGGTGGAGTGGTTTTGCCAGAGGGCGCCGGCGATGGAGGCATCGACGAGGGTGCGCCAGTTGCCATCGTTTTGGACAAAATCGGTGTAGAGGCGGTGGAGTGATTTGGCGGACCAACCGCGTTCGCCCGGATACATGGCGGCAATGGTCTGGCAGCCGGACCAGGTGGAGGGGGAGTTTTCGATCAGGCGCATGGCGCGGAGGCGGCGCTGGACGAGTTTACGGGCGCGATCGTTGAGGCCGGCGAAGAGGTCCAGATCATCGGCTGGGACGGTGGTGGTCAAGGCGGTCATGCGCGGGTTGAGAGTGGAGAGTTGAGGGTTGAGGGTTGGGAACCCGCGGGGACCTTTCCGGAGAGCTGCTTGCGGCGTTTCAGGATTTCCACGATGCGCTGGAGGTAGGCGGCGGCTTCATCGCGGTGTTGAAGGAGGGTGGCGGTGGAGACTTGCTGGAGGGTGGTGTCATTGGGGCTGGTGAAGAGTTTCATATCGAAGCGGAATTCCTTGAGGAGTTCGTCTTCGTCGCCGACGTCGAGGTTGGCTGCCCGGCCACCTTCCCCCGGTTTGCGGCCTCGGGCGCCGGCGCCCTGGGGTTTTTTGGCGAGGCCGAGTTCCCACATGAATTCGAGCTGGGTGCGGCCATCGGTGGCTTTGTGGAGGGCATCGGTGATGAGTTTGGCATCGTCGTCCTGCCATTGACTGGGAGGGACGGCCATGAGGGAGTGGAGGCGATCGCGGATGGGGAGTTTTTTCCAGCGGGATTTGATGCCGTCGGCCATTTTCATCCAGTTGCGGGCGGTGTCATGTGAGATGCCGGTTTCTTTGAGGACCATTTCCTGGAAGCCTAACTTCGACGAATCGTTCGTCGAAGTTACGGCCGGGGAGGTTCCTAACTTCGACGAATCGTTCGTCGAAGTTGGTTTGAGGTCGGAGCGCTGGCCCTGGCGTGGGCCGTGGAGGGCGCGGAGTTCTTTGAGGGCGAAGCCGGCCATGACCTGGCAGGCGAGGTCGGCTTGTTTGAAGCGGAGGGACATGCCGGCCCAGTAGCGGACGGCATCCCAGGTGTTGTTTTCCGCGGGAAAGGCGTAGTTGGTTTTAACGAGTTCCATAAAGATTCAAGCGGGGCGTTGCGGGAGAATTTCCGGGTTGATGAGGAGGCCGGGTTTGGCCCGGGATTCGTCGTAGATATCCTGGCCGGTCAAGGTGCGGACGGCGCGGCCGAGGGAGGTGTGGTCTTTGGCAACGACGAAGACGTCGGTATCGTCATCGAGGTGAACGAGGGAGACGACGCCGTAAAAGCCTTTGAAGGATTGGGTGATCATGCCAGGCGGTTTTGGAAGAAGGCTTTCAGGCTTTGGATGGTGATGAGGGCGGCGCCCTGGGGGCCGCGGGTGTACGTTGTGCCGGGCATCAGGGAGAGGGCGCCGGCTTCGACCAGGTGCAGGATGTGGGTGGGGCCGCAGTTCAACAGCAGCCGCAATTGGGAACTGGTTAAATAGGGTTTGTTGGTTTGCAGCATTTGGGCGATGACCTGGTCAAGAGTGCGGGGGTAGCGGCGGGTTGATGGTTGATGGTTGATGGTTGATGGTTGGGAACCGGCAGTCCGGAGATAATGCGAGATACATTCGGGCCAGATGCGGATGTCTCGGGCCTGGCCCAGGCCGATGTTCCAGGCGTGGAGGAGATGGCCTTCTTCGATGAGGGCGGTGACGTCATCTTCGGTGTGGCCGGGGAGTTGTTCCCTCGCGCTGGCGACGGTGGCGAGGACGAGCGTGGTGCGTTCACCGGGCAAAACCAGCTTGCGCTGGGACGGGGGGCGAGGGTCGAGGGTCGAGGGGTTCATTGCCGGGGTAGGAGTTCTTTGAAGTCGAGTTGGAGGGCCGAGACTTTGGAGATGGCTTGGGCGAGCTCGCGGGCGCGAGCGCGGGAGGCCGAGTCCTGCAGGGTTTCGGCGAGGGCGAGGTAGACTTCGATTTGTTCGTCGGGAGGGCAGGCTTCGACGTGCCGGGTGGCGAACTGGTTGAGGACGTTGATGGCGGCTAGGACCATAGTACGGCGATGATTTGGGTTCGGACTTTGGGGAACCGATGGGCATGGTGAATGGCCTGGGAAACGGTGGAGCGGGGCCGGGGCGGGGTGAGGTTCCGGCTCAGATCAGAAACCGACCAGCCCTTGTGGAGGAGTTCGATTTTTATCTCTTTGGCTGATTTCACTTGCAATTTCTGGCGCATCGGATTAAATAATCAAAGTTAACGCCTGTTAATATGTTTGAAAATTCAAAGTGAGTCAACAGGAAAAATTGAAAAAGTTGGAAAAATCAAAAAGGCTGCGGGAGATCCGGAATGAGATGGGTCTGAACCAGGAGGAGATGGGGAAGAAACTGGATCTGGAAAAGACTTATATTAGCCAACTGGAATGCGCCCGGAAGCCGCTTTCGGATTACATACTGGAGAAAGCGGAGAATATCCTGCGCGAGTTTAAAAAGTCAAAGGGAGTCAAAGGTGAGGAGATGCGGGAGGGTGTGGGATGGGAGGGGCAAGAGGTGGTGTTGCGGGGCCGTAGCCACCAGCATTTGGACCAGGTGCTGGATGGGTGCAAGCATGACGCTTACCGGCTGGCGTGGACTTACGAGGAGTTGAAGCGGCGGTTTCCGCTGAGGGACAAGGCGGAAATCATTGCCGAGGAGTTCGAACAGGAAGCGATCGCTGGCAATGAGCATAAGCGCGGAGACGCTGGATCTTCCGTTCCAAAGCGCGAATCACACGGTCACATTCTTCCGGATCGAGGGATTTAATATTAGCGAACGCGGGATTGAAGCAGACGCAACAGTCAGGTGTGCAAATTTTTTTATCCATACAACAACAGGGCGCGGACTCGGCACATCGAGTCCAGGCACCGCCAGGCGCCTCTCCCACAATGCACCGAGCCGCGCCGATGGGCGCAGGCTCAAGCGCGCGTGGGAATCTCAAAGCTGGCGGTTTTGGACTTCGCGGCCGGTCTGCAAAAACTAACGGCACATTTTATGCCAAATCACGGATGAGAAGGAAAGAGAATTTAAAGCGAACTGGAAGGGTGGAAGGGTGGAAGTATGGAATGGGGGCGGGAGTTTTACAGAAGGCAACGAAGATAACGAAGAAAGGATTGAACTATGGGTGGACTTGAGCTTGTGATTTGGATTGTGGTGGGGGGATTGGTGGGGGTTTTGTGCGGGACGGCGCGGGGACGGGTTAACGAAGGGTTTTTGTTTGGAGCTCTCCTGGGGCCCATCGGGTGGCTGTTGATTTTGGTCGGGCCGGATAAGAGGCCGAAGTGTTCGGAGTGCGGCGGGGTGGTGGTTCCGGGGGCGCGGAAGTGCATGCACTGCGGGAGTGAGATCGGGGGGTATGTGGGGAGTTCGACGGTGCCAGGGGTGGCGGTGAAATGTCCGGCTTGCGGGGAGATGGGTTGGGTGAAGGAGGTGAGCGAGGATTCCAACATTGAGTGCCCGGTGTGCCGGCGGACGTTTTCCGGGGTGCGGGGGATGGAGGAGGCGGAGGCGGGAAAGTTTAACAGGAGGTAACAGAGGGAACGGAGAATTCGGAATTGGGAATTGGGAATTGGGAATTTGAAAGCTGGAAGACAGGATGGACAGGATGGACAGGATTGGGAAGCACTCCTTACGTCGTGCCCTACAGGGATGGGCTTGACAGGATGGGTATGATTTGATTTAGTTGGGGCACCCCAGCCATTCGGTTGGGGTTTTTTGTAAGCGCGGGGTGCGATGCCCCGCGCATCTTTGTTGAGAGTTAAGGGTTGAGAGTTGAGAGTCTGATGGTTCTTCGGACGGTTTTCTTTCGGGTTTCTTCGGGGGTTAAAGGGGTATTACCACGGTGGGAATGAGGGGTTTCTTGGGTTGTGGTTTCATGCTGGGGCATGAAAGCAATCGAGTTCCTGCGCGGGAAAAAAACCTACTTCACGGTGGCGATCGGCGTGCTTTACGTCGGGGGCTGCTATCTCGGGTTCTATGAGTTCGACGAGAAGGTGCTGGTGGTTCTCGGGCTGGGATCGGTGGCGTTTCTGAGGGCGGCGATGCCCAAGAAATCTGAGGATGTAAAACCGATGAACCAATAAACGGTTAACCGGGGCGGCCCTTTCGGGGGCCGCTCCTTTCTTTTCAACATTATGAAATCATTCAAGCGGATCGGATTGATGGCGGTGGTGGCGGTGGTGGCGAGCCTGGTGGTGGTCGGGTGTTCTTCCACGAAGCTGGAATCGGGCGGGGCTTACGCGCCGGTGGATGTTTCGGGGAACGCGATCGTGAAGCCGGATCCGGCGTTCTACGTGATCGACGCGGCCTACGCGGTGGCTTACGCGACGGTGGACGGGGTGTTCAAGTTCGAGCAGGACAACCGGCTGTTTCTCTGGCAGGTGTCGCCGAACTTCAAGCAGGCGCTGGATAAGATCCGGCCGGAGGCGGTGAAGGTGAGGGATGATTACGCGCGGTGCCGCCTGGCGTATAAGGCGAACCCGGTGCCGGCGAATCTGACGCAGTTGCAGACGGCACTGGCGCGGGTGCAGCAGTTGACGGCGACGGCCGCGGCGCTGCTGCCAACAGCGACAACGAAGACGGGGAACTGAACTGGGTTTAACAGAAGCAAACGAAGGAAACGAAGATATGAACGCAGCAACTTTAGCTTTGGTTTTGCAGGGGCTGACGGCCCTGGTGGCAGCGGCGCCGCAGGTGGAAGCCCTGGTGAAGCAGGTGAAGGATTTAATCTCCGCGCTGTTTACGGCGAAGCAGATCACGAAGGCGCAGCAGGACGCGATGATGGCACAGGTGGACGCGATCGTGGCGCTGAGCCAGGCGGGGATCGTGCCGAGTCATTGGGCGGTGCAGCCGGATCCGCAGTGATTCGAGACGGACGCCTCGGCGAGGCGTCCCTACCTTGTTACGTATGACGAATCCTCCTGTTGAGATTGCGGCCTGGCTGGCGTGCCTGGCGTTTGTGGTGATGCTGGTGAACCAGGGGTCGAAGGCGGTCTCTATTTTTCGGGGGAAACCTGAAGCTGCGGAGGTGGAGCGGGATGCCCAGGCGCGGTTCGCTACCAAGATCGAGTGCCACGATAAGCACAAGCGGATCGAGGAGGAGAATGCCCGGATCTGGAATAAGATCGGGGGGATCGAACGGGGGATGAGGGAGCACGTGGATAAGTTGTCGGAGGTGTGGCGGTCCCGGCTGGAGGAGCAGGTGGGGGCGATGCGGAAGGAGCGGCAGGAGGATCTGGGCGAGCTGCATGGCAAGGTGAATAAGGTGGACCGGGAGATCGGCGAGATTTCGGCCCAGGTGAAGGGGATCTCGGCGCAGTTGGAACGGTTGGACGACAAGCTTGATTCGAAGACATGAACCCGATTGCTGACATCAAACGTTTTGTGTTGCGCGCGCTGGCGCGGACTGGCGGGATCCCGATGCCGGGGGATTCGCTGGACGCGGCGGTCGGCCAGGCGGTGGTGCCACGGCCGCTGCATTCGGATGTCTCCCAGGCGAAGCGGGAGTTGGAGCAGGATGGGTTTATCCAGGGGAAGAGGGATGATTTGGACGCTGAGCTGGTGACGTGGACTTTGACGGCGAAGGGGGTCCACAAGGCTGGGCAACTGGGATGATGATGAAATCCGAAAACCGAATCCCGAAATCCGAAAGAAGTCCGAAGGCCGAAAGCCGAACTCCTTCCGGAGGGGCAACGGCATGAACAAGGCGCGACCTAATAAGTTAGATCCGTTTGCGGAGCGGCTGGATGCCTGGTCGGCTGAGGGGCGGACGCTGGCGCAGATGCGGGAGGAGCTACGGAAGGACGGATGCACGGTGGCGATCTCGCAGATTGGGGATTACCTGGCACGGCGGCGGCAGTCGGCTTTGGAGGAGCGGTTGTTGGGGCAGATTGCGAGCGGGGCGAGGCAATGCCGGGAGGTGGAGGCGCAGTTTGCGAAGGATCCAGCGCCGGAGTTCGAGACGTTGATCCGGCTGCACCGGGTGCTGATTTTGCGACTGAGCACGGAGAGCACCGGGAATCCGGAATTATTGGAGCTGGTGAACCGGATGATGAAGCCGGTGGTACAGTTTGCGCGGCTGCAGCAGTTGGACAAGCAGATTTCGCTGGACCGGGCGAAGTTCGAGTTCGACGCGGCGAAGGCTTGCCTGGCGCGGCTGCCGGAGCTGAAGGCGATTTCGACGGACAAGGGGCTAACCCAGGCGCAGCAGGTGGAACAGATCCGGCTGAAGTTGTTTGGGGAATTACCGGAGGAGAACGCATGAGCCGGCCGGAGGCGCTGATCAAGTTCCGGAAGTACCAGCTCACCGTGTTCCTGGACCGGAAGTCGGGCATTTTGATTTTGCACTGGTCGCGGCAGATCGGGAAGTCATTCACGCTGGCGGGCTGGGCGGTGGACCGGCTGCTGACGCAGTTGCAGCGGTATGACTCCTGGCTGATCACGGTGCTGAGCAATTCGCGGGACAATGGTGCGGAGTTCAATTTGAAGTGCGGGGAGGTGTGCCGGAAGATGAGCCTGGCGTTTGAGAGCGAGGATAGCTCGCCGGATCTGACGTATGAGAATATGCGGATGGAATGCCGGATCACACTGAAGGTGGAGGGGCGGGAGCGGGTAGGCCGGATCAAGGTGCTGGCCGCGAACCCGAGGACGGCGCGGGGTTTCTCCGGGGATTTGATCCTGGACGAATTCGGGTTTCACGAGGATAGCAACGCGATTTGGGAGGCGGCGGAGCCGATCCTGTCAGCGAACCCGGAGTTTCTGTGCCGGATATCATCCACGGGGAACGGGAAGCACAACATGTTTTACCGGATGTGTTCGGGGGAGGGGCCGAATGACGGGACGCCGTTTTTGTCGGCGGCGGGTTTCCGGGTGTGCCGGGTGACGCGGACGGAGGCGCACCGGATGGGGGTGAAGGTTTACGATCCGAACACACGGAAGCCGATCACGCCGGAGGAGGCGCGGGCGAAGGCGATGGACAAGCGGGCGTATGATCAGAATTACGAGTGCCGGTTCAATGACGAGAACATGGCGCTGCTGACGCACGAGTTGATCAGCGCGGCGCAACGGATCGAGACGCCAGTGGATAATCAGCGGTGGAGCGAGGCCAGCATCCAGCGAATGTTCCGGGCCCAGGGTGATTTGTACGTGGGGAATGATATTGGGCGGAACCGGGATTTGTCAGTGGTGACGGTGCTGGAGAAGGTGGGGCAGTTGAAGCGGGTGATTGGGATGCTGCGGATGAGCGGGATGCGGATGCCGGCGCAGCAGGAACAGGTGGACGCGGTGTGCCGGCTGCCCAAGTTCCGGGGGTATGAGGGTGATATGACGGGCCTGGGAGTGGGCCTGGTGGAGTATTTGCAGGAGACTCATGGCGATTACCGCATCCGCGGGGTGAATTTTGCATCAACGGAGCCGTTGACGGAGCGGATCCGGTCGGACGGCCGGCGGGGGGAGACGGCGCGGGTGACGGAGATCATGGCGACGAATCTACTGGCATGCTTTGAGGAGCGGTCGATTGAGATTCCGGATGACCAGGAGTTGAGGGATGACCTGGTGAAGCCGGAGAAGATCACAACACCAGGTGGGCGGGTGAGTATTGCGGCGACACGGGATGAGGCTGGCCACGCGGATCATTTCTGGAGCCTGGCGCTGGCGGTGAGAGCGGCAGAGATGCGGACGGTGAAATATTTTGCGGCGGTGATCTAATGAAAGCCGAAACCCGAAAACCGAATTCCGAGAGAAGTCCGAAGGGCGAAAGCCGAAGGGGGCGAGGGTCGAGGGGCGAGGGTCGAGGGGCGGGGCTACGGGGCTCTACGGCGTTTTCTGGGCTCCATTGGTGCGGGTTGGGGCTCCGGCGCGGCTACGGGGCTGTTAACGGGCTTTTAAGTACCTCCCTGAAGGTGGTTACACTGAGCATTTTGGGTCGCGCACACGGCATCCTCCTACCGACTCCCACCCGGACCTGGTTGTCCGGGTTGTGCGCGGCTCTTGTTTTGGCGGGTTGTGCGCAGGAAAATGTGAAAGGGGCGAGGGGCGGGGGGCGAGGGGTGGAAGAATGGAAGGGTGGAAGGGTGGAATTTCCGGCGTTACCGGGGGACGTGGGACGTGGGGCGAGGGTCGAGGTGGGGAGTGGCGAGACGCCGCCGCCACCCGCAGCCGGGGACGGCCGCGTTACGGTGGTGCTCGCTTGGTCGAATGTTCCGGTTGGGTTGCCCGTGACCTGGAAGACTGGAGTGGAAGGTTCAACGAACCTGGTTAACTGGGAGTTGATCGCGATGGTGCCTTACGCGAGTTCGAACCTGGTGACTTTGAGCAATCAGCCGGCGGTGCGGTTTTACCGGGTCTATAACACGTACTAACCGACGGAAGACTGGAATGATGGAAGGCTGGAATACTGGAATTTTGGAATGATGGATCGAACTGCCAATTCGCGGACGATGCGGGTGCTCCGGATGATCGGGGAGGGGCTTTGCATTAAGGAGATCGCGTCGCTGCTGTCGGTGAGCTGCAAGACGGTGGAGTACCACTGGGGACAATGCAAACGGGTTTACGGGTTCCGGTGTTACCAGGATGCGACGCATTTTTGTCTGAGCTCCCGGATGATCCGGAATGAGTTTGATCCTGGGGATGAAACCAGGGAGGCGGTTAACCAGGCGTTTTGATCATGAGCTTGATTTCCAAATTGAAGGGGTGGCTGGGGGCGCGGACGAAGTCGATGAACGTTTCGGCGTGGATGCGGGGGGAGGAATCCGGGCCGACGGAGCGGATGGTATCACCGTATTCTCAATCGGCCTGGGTGCAATCCGCGATCAAGAAGGTGGCGCAGCCTATTTCCGCGGTGGGTGTGGATTTTTACCGGGCCGGGACAGGCGCCCGCGGCCGAGGGCGAGGGCGACGGGCGTACACTACTTCGCGCGGGGTGGTGAGGCGGAGCGACGACCAGGCGGTGGAGCTGCCGGCGATGGAGGAGTTCCTGCGCGCGCCAATGCAAGGGATGGATCGCACAGACCTGGTGGAGGCGACGGTCGGCTGGCTCAAGCTGGCTGGGGAGTCGTTTTGGATCCTGCCGGATGACGTGCTGATAATGCACCCGAACGAGCGGCGGACGTTTCAGATCATCGTGGGACGGCCGGATCGGATGCGGCACGTGGATGAGAATGGAGCGATCAAGGGCTGGGTGTTCTCGGATGCCAAGGGGCGGTCGATACCACTGCTGGCGGAACAGGTGATCCACACGAAGTTTTGGAATCCGTATGACCCATACCGCGGGCTGGGCGAGTTCGAGGCGGCCCGGATCGCGGCGGACTCGGCCTGGCTGGCGGGGAAGTTCAAGCGGAATTTGATGGCGGGCAACGGGGATACCGGACCGTACGTGGTGGCCAAGAACGGAATCCCGAGCGACGAGCAACGGGAGCAAATCCTGGAGGAGTTGCGCAGGAAACGAGCGGCGCAGTTGCGCGGGGAATTCCGGCCGATCTTTTTGAGCGGGGATATCGCGGTGGAGGATCCGCGGATCCGGGTGGTGGATGCGGCGTTTATCGCGGGGCAGATTGAGGACCGGCACGAAATCTACGTGGCGTTTGGAGTGCCGCCCAGCATGGCGGATGTGAAGGCGGCGTATTCGATTGGAAGCGCATCGGATTTCTACCAGCTAATTACTACTACGTGCGTGCCCACCGGGGAGAAGTTTGCCGGGGCGCTGGAGAAGCTGGCGCGGAAGATGATCGGCCAGGAGGTCGAGTGCCTGCTGGATTGGAATGAGCACCCCGTGATGCAGGAGGTCCGCAAGGAACGGCTGCAGGCGATTGACGGGCTGTGGTCGAAAGGGATGCCGATGGAGGAGATCAGCGAGTATTTGGGGCTGGCGCTGCCGGAGTTTACCGGATGGGAGCGCGGGTATCTGCCGTTCAGTGTGTCGCCGGTGGAGGATGCCGCGGTGAGCCCAAGCGAGGATCCGAGCCTGGCGGAGACGGGGAATGGGACCGGGAATGCTGAAGACGAAGGGAATAATGGAATTTTGGAAGATGGAAAAAATGGGGGCGAGGGGCGAGGGGCGAGGGGCGCCGTGGCTGAGGCTTTGCGGTCGATTGAACTGGTGACTTCGCGGGCGGATAGCACGGCGGTTTGGGAGGGGCACATGCGGAAGCGGAAGCCTACGGTGCGGGCGTTTGAATCGAAGGTGCGCAAGGTGCTGATGGATTTTCGGGCGGAGACACTGCGGAAGCTGGAGGGGATACGACTGGGAGGGAAGGGAATGGTGGAAGGATGGAAGGTTGGGGAGGTTGGGGAAACCACAACGCGGGGGCTTATTGATTTGATTTTTGATCCGGAGCGGTTTGCTCGGGCTTTGCAGTTGTCGGTAAACCCGGTGATGAGTTCAGCGCTGCAGGTGGCGGGTGAGCAGTTGTTCCAGGAGATCGGGAAGTATGATCCGTGGAAGATGCCGCCGGCGGAGGCGGTGAAGTTTATCCAGGAGCGGAATCAACTGGTGGCGGGGTGCAGTGCGACGGCGCGGCAGCAGTTAAACACGGCACTGGAACAGGGGCTTAAAGACGGTTTAAGCGCGGATGAATTGGCGGACCAGGTGAAGGGGGTTTTCAACAAGCTGTCGACGTATGAGGCGCGGCGGATCGCGAACACGGAGACGCAGGCGGCATTCAGCACAGCGCGGGATGCGGCGATGAAACAGGCGGGGGTGAAGTTCAAGTCCTGGCTGAGTTCGCACGGGCCGAATGTGAGGCCGACGCACGCGGCGGCGGAGGTGCGGTATGGGAATGACCCGATCCCGGTGGATGAGCCGTTCGTGGTCGGGGGCGAGGAGCTGAGGTATCCAGGGGATCCGGAGGGGTCACCGGGGAACATCATCAACTGCCAGTGTGTGGCGTTGTCGGTGAAGGCGCCGAAGGGGTGAGGGACGAGGGGCGAGGGGCGAGGGAATGATGGAAGACTGGAAGACTGGAAGACTGGAATGATGGAAGACTGGAATCTTGAATATGAAGACTGTGACTAAGACGATTTACCCGGTGGCACGGGTGATGGATGCGGCAAAGGGCCTGGTGGAGTATGTGGCGTCCGATGAGACGCTGGATAGCTACCGGGAGGTGATCCGGGTTTCGGGCTGGCGGTTCGACTTGTTCAAGCGAAACGCGCCGTTCCTGGACTCGCACAAGTATGACTCGATTGGGGTGCAACTGGGGAAGGTGGTGGATTTCAAGGTGGACCGGCTGAACGGGAAGCCGGCGCTGGTGGAGGTGGTGCAGTGGGCGATTGACGTGCCCGAGAACGAGTTGGCGAAGCTAGGGTTCCGCATGACGGAGAAGGGATATGCCAAGGCGGTGAGCGTGGGGTTCTGGCCGGTCAAGATGGTGACGAGCTGGAGCGATGACAAGTCGGCTTACCAGGCTCAATTGCTGGAGCTGGGGCTGGGCGGGGACAACGCGCCGCGAGTGGTTTACCTGGAGCAACAGCAGGTGGAATTGAGCGCCTGCGTGATCGGCGCAAACCCGAACGCGCTGGCGCGGGCCTACAAGGCGGGATGCCTCTCGGATGAGGACCTGGTGCTGCTGGAAACGCAGCGCAACAAGATTTCGTTGCCTGAAACTGACGATGAACACGCTGGATCCGCTGATGACTCTGCCGATGTGGATCTGGCCTTGCGGCAGGCGTCGTTGGGACTGATGGCGACGGTAGTGAAGCTGTCAAAAAGCTTCTAAAAAGCAGAAAGCAGAAAGTAGAAAGCTGAAATTGTTATGAAGAAATACAGGAAAAAAATGGCGACGCTGCGGCTGATGGCACTGGCAGCGACGGTAATTGTGTGTGCCCTGTTGTTCCCGGCATTGCTGGCTCTGTTGATAGCGAAGCCGGCAGCGATCGGCGGCCTGGCCCTGGCGGCGATGTTCCCGATATTGCCGCGCCGGTGTGATGCTCCCGATAACGGGGGCGGCGGCGGCGGCGGTGTGGCCGAAGCGCTGACGAGGACGGCGACGGCCCTGGACAGTCTGGATGGCCGGTTAAAATCCGCCGACAGCAAGATCGTGGAGTTGGAGAAGAAGTACGGCACGGAGCTGACTCCCTTGAAGGATGACATCACCGCGCTGAAGACCGGCCAGAATGAATTGAAGTCGGGCATGGATGAGATCAAGCGATCGAGGCTGATCACGCCGAGGACGTTGACGATTCCGCGGCGGGGTCATATCAGTGACGAATGCGCCCGCGCTGTGGCGGCCCAGTTCATCCTCCACTGTGAGCGAAGCGGGAAGATGGAGGCGCTGACATCGGTGGTGAGCCAGCGGGATGCGTTGCTGGACCAGGCGCGCGGCGCGCTGGGAATCAGCGTAAAGACGGCGCTGAGCACGAGCGATATTCCGCTCCCGACGGAGTTTGGATCGGAAATCAAAGGGCTGATCAGCGAGTTCGGCACGGTGCGCAAGGGCATGTCGATGTATCCGATTGGCATGGGGACGGCACGGCCGGCGCGCTGGGGAACAAGGCCGCAATTTGGCTCAATTGCCATGTCGGCCAGCATTACTGAGAAATCGCCGACGCTGACGTTTGCGTCTCTGGAATCGCACAAGGTGGGCGGATTGGTGCGGCTGCCGCGCGAGATCGACGAGCAGAGCATTGTTCCGATGGGCCAGTTCCTGGCGCGTTACGGGGCGGTGGAGTTTGCCCGCGCGGAAGATACCTGGGGATTCCTGGCGGACGGCTCCGCGACTTACGAGAGTGCGGTCACCGGCGTTTGCAAGACGGCGCGTGATAACACGAAGTCGGTAGTGTTGGCCTCGACGAAGACGAAGCCGAGCGATGCCACCCTGGCGGACTTCCGCGCACTGCGGACGAAGGTGAACAAAGCCGCGCTGAACGGCCGGTTATCGGCTTACTACCTGGACAGCACGTGGGAAACAGCCCTGCCGGCTTTCCGGACGGCGGCGGAACCGAATGTGTATCAGCGGCTGCCGGATGGCTCCGCGATACTGGACGGTTACCCGATCGTGTGGACGGATGTGCTGGAGCCTTACGGGACGGCCGCGGCAGCGGACAAGTACATTGCGGCGTTTGGCGCGCTGTCCTTCTGGTGGATGGGAGAACACGGCTCCCCGCGGATCGACACCTCGGAGCACGTGTTTTTCGCGAATGACCAGCTTGCGGTGCGGTTCATCGAAGAGATCGACTTCGATTATGCCGCGCTGGACGCGATGGCGGTCATGATCACGGCCGCCAGCTAAGCGAATTCCCAGCCGGGTGAGGGTTACCTGGCTGGGGGTTTGAGGTGATGGGCTGCAGGGCCGATTGGGGTTGGCCCTGCAGCTTTTCCGGAAAAGTTGAGAGTTGAGAGTTGAGAGTTGAGAGTTCGGAAAACTGGAAGTTTGGAATGCTGGAAGACTGGAATGGTGGAAGCTGAAAGGAAATTTATGCCGTTGGCGAAGTTGTCGGAGAGGAAGAGGGAGGCGGTGGAGCGGGTGGAGCGGCAGGCGCCGGAGCCGCGGAACCGGATGGTTAGGCGGGAGATGGTGCATGAGCGGCGGGTGACGAAGCGGACGCTCAGGGAGATGATTGACGGCAGAGAGAGGGATTGGACGCCGGCGCATATTTGCGACTAATCGAGAATTGAGAATTGAGAATTGAGAATTTGAAATTGGGAAACCGGTAACGACGGACGCCTCGGCGAGGCGTCCCTACCTGAAATATGAAATGCGGACTTAGTAATTTGACGATTTTGAAGCGGTATCTTTTGCCGGATACCTTGGCGACGGATCGGAAGTTCGATGCGGTGCTGCAGGGCATCGGGCTGGGGGTGGCGGGGTTATTCGATTCGGTGTGCAATCGGAAGCTCGATTACTTGGAAGGCGCGGAGGCGGTTTTTACGGGGGACCGGGAGCATTTCACGCTGCCGCGGTATCCGGTGGTGAGCGTGACGTCGGTGGAGGCCATAGGGGTGGCGGGGGATTTGCCCTACACGATTAATGAGGGTTCCGGGTTGATCAGGTTCTTTGGAACGATCGGTTCGGAGCGGAGCCAGGTGCGGGTGGTTTGGACTGGCGGCTACTGGTTTGAGGCACTGGAGCCGGATGATGAGGGGTATCCGAGCGCTCGGCCGGCGGGGGCGACGGAGCTGCCGAATGATTTGCAGGCGGCGTTTCTGCTGCAATGTGAGCAGGTATGGCAGACGCATGACCGACTAGGGACGGGACTCGTGGGGGATGGCGCCGGGTCCGCATTCCTAAACACCCGGCTTTCGACATTGGAGTTGGTGCCGCTAGTGGTGACGATGCTGAATGGCTATCGGAGGTACCAATTGAGTTGAGGGTTGAGAGACCAGAAAGCAAAAACGAATGGCTGATAGTTATAGAGTCGAGTTGACGCCGGAGGCGGTGGCGGTGATGGGCCGGCTGAAGGATCCGACGCCAATGCTGGCGGCGGTGGCTAAGGCTTTGGATGAGGAGAACGCTTATTCGGTTTCGCACATTCAGAAGGAGTATCTGAGTTTTCCGAAGGATGGGCCAGCGGTGGCGATTGGGTTGCGGGCGGTATCAAATAGTTATCGGCGGAGTTTGTTTGCGGCGCCGGCGACGATGGAGGGCGGGCGGTTGGTGAGTTCGATTGGGTCGAACGTGACGAACCGCGGGGTGAGTTATCCGGCGGTGCATGAGTTTGGGGCAACGATTCCGCCGCACAAGATCACGGCGAAGGGGAAGGCGCTGCGGTTTATGATCGGGGACCGACTGGTGTTTCGGAAGTCGGTGAATCATCCAGGGGCGGTGTTGCCGGCGCGGCGGCCGATACAGCGGGGGCTGGAGGATCGGACGCAGGATTATCGGGAGTCGGTGAGCGCTGCGATTGTCAACTGCTGGGAGGGGTGAAGGGTGGAATACTGGAAGAGTGGAATGATGGAAGAGTGGAAGACTGGAAGACTGGAATGATGGAATTTTGGAATTTTGGAATTTTGGAATGATTGAATGAGTATTTTGGCTTTGGATGTGATTGATCGGTTGCCTTTCGAGCTGGCGGCGCGGCTGGAGTGCGATGAGTTTTTCTCGGATATCCCGGTGGTGGTGGCCGAGGAGGGGAATGTGCGGGCGACGCTGGAGCGGAAGCAGGCGGTGGTAACGGCGAAGTCGGGGAAGCGCGGGGTGGCGGTGGTGGTGCTCCAGGTGATCGGGGATGATCCTTACGCGGAGGTGACATTTGGTCCTCTGGCGCTGCGGCCGGCCTTCCAGGTGATCGAGAATCTGGACTTAAACCGGGATGCGAACGGGACAGGGAAGAGCGCGCGGCGAGTGGCAAGGCGGATCCGGGATGTGATCAAGAGCCTGGCGCTTTATGGGATCGCGACGGATTTCGTGCCGGATAGGCCGTGCATCGAGCCGGTGAATTTCGATGAGTCGATGGGGAAAGCGGTGCGTGGTTACCAGGTGAATTTCGTGACGTACGAATCGGACACGGAGGTGAGCAGCCAGGTGGCGGTGCCGTATTTCGCGGAGTTCCCGGATGCGGCGCCTAAGATCCAGGTGTTGTGCGCGACGGAGGCGGCGGAGATCTGGTACTCGCTGGATGATTCGTTTCCGGGCCCGGGACGGGAGGGATCGGTGCTTTACGGGGGGCCGATCGAGGTTCCGGCGGGGGGGATGACGATCCGGGCGGCTGGGTATAAGGCGGGCGTGATCGGGAGCCAGGTGAACCGGGCGACGATTACGGTGAGTCCGGGCGGGGATCCGGTGCTGCCGCACACGCCGGATACGCCGCCGGCGTGAGGACAAAGCAGAAAGTTGAAAGTAGAAAGCAGAAATTTAACTACAAAACGAAAGACTGAATTATGGGTGTATCTAGAGCTAGTTTAGGACGCGGGCCGGCCATCGTGACGTTTGGCGGCGCGACACTTTTCACGCGCGACGACCTGGTGCCACGGCATGCGCCGGAATGGCAGGCGGTCGCGAGTTCGCTGCACGGTCAGACGGACAAGTTCAAGGGAGACCTGGTGATCAAGCATTCGCTGACGCTCTTCGGGCATTGGTCGAGCCTGGGGGTGTTGTTCCCGGCGGCGCTGCTGAATCCGGTGGTGGGGACGTCGCTATTCGGGGCGGCGGATAATCCGCTGGTGATCCTGGCGCGGAACGGGGACCGGATCACGTATCCGAATTCGCAGATCACGAAGCTGGCGGACTTGTATTTGGGCGTGGATAGCGAGTTGTTTGCGGCGGCCGTGGAGGTGACGTCGATCATCAAGAACAACGCGAATCCCGAGGACGCCGGCGCTTATTTTGTGCGGGATACCGGGGCTTACGCGGAGACAACGTTTGCGATGACGAATTTCAAGAAGTGCCGGTTCAGCGCGGCCTGGGGAGCGAAGACGGGGTTCACATCATTCATCGGGCAGAAGGGGTTCAGTTTGTCCTGGGCGCTGGATGCGAAGCCGGACAAGGTCGATGGGTATGGGACGGTGGATTTCTACGTGGGCTCAGGCGGGCTGGTGGGTTCATGCAAGGCGGTGCCGATCGGGCCGACGATGGCGCAGATCGACACGCAGCAGGGGGTGGGGAGCGCGCACGGGGCGCTGTTGAGCACTGGGGAGGCGGACCTGACGATCACCGGGACTGGCGTGTCGGTGGTGCTGAAGAATGCGTCGATGGTGGAGACGGGGACGGCGTTTGGTATTGATCCGCTGCGGGTGGGAGAGGTGAGTTGGGAGACGACGCGCGGGTTTGCGGCCGGGGTAGTGAGTGCGGTGGCGACGGTGGCTTGAGGGGCGAGGGGCGAGGGGCGCTGACGAGGGGAGAGGGTCGAGGGGCGAGGGTCGGAATGGTGGAATGGTGGAATGATGGAATAACGATTATGAAAGAGAAGATCACGGTGGTTGAAGGGCTCGTTAACGAGCTTTGCAAGGAGGAGAAACAGACGCCGTATTTGCATGCGGCGATCGGCGGGCTGCGGACGTTCCTGGAGAAGGCGCCCCAGCATGTGACGGAGCTGCAGAAGGCGGAAGCTGCGAAGGCGACCAAGGCCCAGGCTAAGGCGACGTGAAGGCCGAGTGGACACCTGCAGGCGGCGGGCTGGCTACGCTGGGGGATGACTCGGTGAAGCACTCGATGGTGCTGGAACAGATCGGGGGGGCGTCGGTTGAGCAAGTGGCGGGGTTGTTCCGCGCGGCAGCGGTGAAGCGATTCCCCAGGGGAAATATCTCCGGGGAATGCATTTTCACGTCGGCTAAGAGTCACGCGACGCAGGCGGCGGCGATGGCGTTTTTTAAGGCCGAGTACGCGCGGTTGAACGGGAAGGGAAGCCTGGTGCTGACGGAGGGGGCGGTGACTTGGACGATGGCGGACGCGATGCTGACGGCGGTGCAGGTGGTGCAGGTGGTGGGGCTGCGGTTTTGGATTAGGTACCGGTTTGGGATAGCCACTATTAGTTGATGGTTGATGGTTGATGGTTGATGGCGGGGACGGGGATTGGGGATTGAGAATTGCAAATTGAGAATTTGAAAACTGAAATCTGAATGAAGGGATTGATTTTAATTTTGGCGATGGCGGTGGCTACGGGCGCGCCGGCGGCGACGGTGGTGTTTCCGGTTTCGAAGATGACTGGGGGGGCGGGGAATCGGCGGGTGACGGTGACGATGAAGGCGCCGCCGGTGGTTAATGGGACGAACCTGGTGGCGTCCGCGCCGGTGGTTTTGACGCCGACAAATGGGGTGGCGCAGGTGGACCTGGTGCTGGGGGATTATTATTTCCAGATCGAGGGGGTTAATCGGTCGGTGCCGTTCCGGGTGAACACGAATGGGGTGTTCGGGATTGTGGAGCTGACGGATCCGAACTCGCTGACGTGGCCGCAGAGTAATGCGGTATTTTATACGCGGAGCGAGGTGGACGCTTTGATTGCGGCTGCACCTGGTGGGACGAATTCAGGGACGGCGGTGGCGGTAGGACACGGGCTGGTGGCAGATACCAACAACGGGTTGGTGACGGCCTCGATTTCGGCGGATGTGGTGACGAATAACCAGTTGCAGGCGTCGTTTGGGATCGTGTCGGCGGCGGAGGCGCACTTTGGGACGGCGGCGCTTATTTCGGGGGATGGGTCGACGCTTAATAATATGACGGTGACTGGGGGGGTGGTGAATTTGCCGTCGGCGACGGGGGCTTTGGTGGTGGGAGGAACGAATGTGGTGAGCAGTGCCGGGAGCAAGGTGAACAACGTTGGAATGACGAATGGGGTGGTGAACTTGCCGGAGGTAGGGGCTCTGGTGGTGGGGGGGACGAATGTTTTGAGCAGTGCCGGGAGCAAGGTGAACAACGTTGGGTTTACCAATGGCAGCGTCCAATTACCCACTGGATCGTCCTTAAAACTCGGGGGAACTGATATCCGCGAGACCTATATCGCGACCAGCACTTTTTATGGTCGCAGTGTAACGAGCACCGCCGCGAACGCAGGCAAAATGGATTCTGATTCGACGACAAACATCATCATCACGGCTGGGTCTGATAAGGGCCTCATCACGCTAAAAAGCAACGTGGTCGTAACGGGCACGATCACCGGGAGCGGGGCGGGGTTGACGAATTTGCCGAGGGCGGATTACACGAATCACGGCGGGCTGACGGATACCAATTTCCCGATGGTGGAGAAGCTTCCTAATGTTCGGCGCAGCCCACCGGATTGGGCGCGAGTGCCGTTTGGTGGGTTCAACACGTGGTATCAGCAGAATAGCACGCAATATCCGCCGAGCGCGTTTCAGTCGCCGACGAATAAATGGGTCTGGGTGACCAACCAGGTGAACTGGGCGATCAAGAATAACGTGCAGGATTTCTACAAGCTGATCGTCATCGACGACACCTGGCAGAATACGAATCGGCTGGCGAATGGGGATCTGTGGTGGGACCCGGCGCAGTTTCCGAATGATGGGAACAACGGATGGAGCGGGATGACGAATGTGATCAACTGGCTACACTCACTCGGGTTCAAATTCGGGCTGTATACGGAGCTGGACCCTATTTGCGCGGCGGACATTGATTCGACGGGACCGCGTCTCCCGGCGCCCGGCAGCTACGGTTATTACGAGCAGGACGCGAAGCTGTGGTCATCGTGGGGGGTGGATTACATCAAGTTCGACATGCAGCTTGACGCAGAGACCTTCAAGCCTGAGTCGGGCCTGACACGGTTCGTGAATGCCTGGGACCGCACGGGCCGGCCGCTCTATATCATGGGGAGCGTGTCTCCGAAGGGGCACGAGGGATGGAATGTGGACTTGTATAATGAGCCGCGGACGCCTTACTCGCCGGATTGGCCGGGGTATACGACTAACGATTACCACTTCCACCTGCAGAAGCACCTTTGGTGGGGGCGGGATCTGCAGTCGTTTGTGAGGCCTGGGATGTTCGCGTCTTACGACATTTTGCCGGAGAATATGGCGGATGGCGGGAATAGCGGGAATGCGTACAACGGCAGCACGCCGGTGAGTTTCGAGCTGCAGCGGGCGATGTTGACGATGGGGGCGATGATGGTGTCGCCCAGGATCTACACTCGCGGGGCGGTGGACGCGCTGCCGAATGGGCTATGGCTGCAGACGAATCGGAGCGTGTTGAAGATCCTGACGGACCCGGCGTGTATCGGAAGCCAGATGGTGACGAATTCGCACGCGACGAACGCAACGGTGTGGTGGCGGCCGCTGGGGAGTGCGACAGGGCCGGAATACGCGGTGGCGCTGTATAATTATCAGTCGAATGTGACGGCGGCGACGACGATCTATTGCACATGGACGAACCTGGGGATCGCGAGCAACACGGTGATGAGGGTGGAGAACGCGTGGAGCAACGAGGTGTTTCTGGCCACTAATGTGTTCAGCAAAAGTGTGGCGTGCCGGGGAGCGGAGCTTTACCGATTGACGCCGGTGAGCGGGGGGACGGTTTTGTCTGACACGCCGGCGGTGTTGAAGAACACGGTGGAGATCGTGCGGGCCAACGAATGGGACATCTCGACGATGTGCACCCGGCTGAGCTATTACACTCAATCGCCGGCGCCGATCGCTGGGCAGAGCGGGATTTCGGGGGCAGGCAATTCAGGGTATTATGGGTTCGGTTTTGACATACCGTCGTGGGCGACGAATGTGAGTGGGACGTTTTACCTGCAGGTGGTGAGCGCGTCGACCAATGTGACGGCGAATCTGGATGCCTGGACTACTTTTAATAATTCGTTTTCGTCTTCCTCCTCTTACTTCTCAGGGCAATACACGGCTTCGAAGGTGATCACGGCGACGAATGGGGGGCTGAATCCGGTGACGTTTTCGATTCCGCTGCGGCGCGAGGCGTGTGTGAACAAGCGGGCTAATTTCACGCTGGTGACTCCGGGGGCGGAGACGATCTACGTGGTGGGGCCGGCGCAGGTGACATACCAATGAGTCCGATGGCGCAGAACTGAGCGATCATGGCTGATTTCAAGATCAATATTATCACGGACGCGAGTTCCGCGGTGTCTGGCGGGAAGCAGGCGGCGGAGGCTTTGAAGGGGGTAGCGAACGAGGCGGAACGGTACCAGACGAAGCTGCGGGAGATGGCGATCACCGAGAAGTCGGCGGCCGAGGAGCGGCGGCGGGCGGCGGATGACTCGGAGCGGTACGCGGCGACGCTGGAAAAGATGGCGGTGGCGCAAGGCAAGAGCCGGGAGATCAGCCAGGAGGATGCATCACTGCTGGAGAAATCGGCCGCGCTGCAAGAGAAGCTGGCGGAGCGGAAGCGGCTGACGACAGAAGCGGATGAGGAGATCGCTGCCGGTGTTAAGAAGGTCAGCAAGGAGGAGATCGAAGCGGCCGGGATTTCGATGGAGGCGGATAAGGCTACGCTGACCCGGAAGGCAGAAATTCAGCAGGCGCTTTCGAAGTTGTCCCGGGAGTTTCCAGTTGCGGCCTCCGCGGCGAAGGCACTTTTCTCGGGAATTGGCGGGGCGGCGATGCTGGCGGCTTGGGGGTTCAAGAAGCTGCAGGGAGATATCGAGAATTTAATGGCGGCCCTGGAGCCAAGCCAGTGGGCGACGTATGGGTCGGTGGTGGCGGCCCGGAAGGCGGATTTCGAGGCGGCGGCGACAGGGGCGGCGGGTTTTGCGCGGGAGCTGGAGCAGACAAAGCTGATGGCGGAGAGCGCGAGTGCGGCGAGCGAAAAGCTGGTGACGGTGTTCAAGGCCCGGCAGAGCGCTCAGGAGAAGGTGGATGCGGCCGCCAAGGATCTGGAGCTGGCACGGGCGGGAGGGATTAAGGACCCGGTGCAGCGAGCGCAGGCGGTGCTGGAGATCGAGAACCGGTATGCAGAGCGGTCGCGCCGGCGGCAGGAGGAGACGGCAAATTTCGAGCGGAATGAACAGCACCGGAAGATCGGCAATGAGCGGATCGCGGTGGAGATGTTGGATAAGCAGTTGGAGGGGGCGCGGGAGAAGCAGAAGGGGCTGAAGAGCGAGGGGGAGGTGACGGAGGAGATCAAGGTGGCGCGGGACCGGCTGAACACGATCAACAACGAGTATATCACGAAGCAGGAGCGGTTCGAGGCGTTGAAGGGCAAGGGTTGGGCGTTCCGGAGCACTCCTGAGCAGATGGAGATGGAGCAGCTCGGCGGGCAACTGGATTCGTTATTTGCGCAGCGCCAGGCGCAGCAGGGGATCGTGGGAAGCCTGGAGGCAGGGGCACCTGGAGCGATCGGGAAGTGGCGCTCGAGCGCGGAGCATATCCAGATGCTGGAGGGGATGAGGAGGGGAGCTGGGGAGCGGCTGGGCGGGATGATATCGAACCTGCCGACGAGTGAAGCTTTGTTTGGGATCGAGAGCGGGGCGAGGTCGGCGGTGGGGAATCTTGAGGATAGGTCGCGGCTGCAGACGGCGGCGAACCAGGCGGCGGCGAACGCCAGCCAGGCGGAGGCTGCGACGCAGGCGGCGATCGAGAAGGGGGCCGGGGCCTCGATGACGACTTTGAATTTGATGATCTCTTTTGCGCAACTGCAGGCGGATATAGAGCGGCGGATGAAGCAGTTGGAATCGCGGAACACGGTGGGAGTGCGCGGGGCGCAATAGAAATCCGAATTCCGAAAACCGAATCCCGAATTAAATGGCTTTTACACTGGAATATAACTCGGTTGAGAGGAGCTTCGAGGATTGGGGGGTGGAGGAGTCGAAGGCGACTTTAACGCTAGCGAACCAGGCTCCGGATGTGTTTACGGTGGAGGTGCCAGGGGCGCTGGTGACGGCGGACCCGATCTGGCCATTCGAGGCGGAGGTGATCATTCGGAAGGGTCGAGCTGGGGCGGGCACGGCCTGGGCGGGAGGCTCGGTGATTTTCCAGGGGAAGCAGGTGAAGCATTTGGGGTCGGGGACTGCGGGTTACGAGGGGGTGGCTTACGTTTTCCAGGGGCCGTGGTATGACCTGGAGGAGACGCCGTATCAGCAGACGATTTATAGCGTGAACCCGGCGGCGGAGGATCCGAGTCTGCCGGCGGGGTGGTTTAGCTGGAAGGTTTCGGAGGTAGTGTTGTTCCAGTTGGTGACGGGTCCCGGGACGTGGGTGGCGCGGAATAACGGTCAGCAGCTCGGGGATATCCTGCAGCATGTGCTGGATGAGTATGCCGCACAAGGGATGACGGCGCCTTACCAGGTGGGGACGATCGCGCCGGCGACAACGCTGTATACTTACCAGGTGCGGGATTTGAAGGCGGCGGAGGCGATCCGGATTTGCCTGCGGTGCGAGCCTGACGCGACGGTGTGGTTTGATTATTCGACGGTGCCGCCGACGGTGAATGTGTCGAAACGGGCGGGGGCGACAGCCGTGGCGGTGGCGGTGGCGGACCTGGTGAATCATGAGGAGATCCACCTGGCGGAGCGGCCGGACCTGCAGGCGCGGAGCGTGGTGCTGTATTTCAAGCAGACGCACGATTTCAACGGGCAATCGCTGGTGACGAATACGAAGCAGAAGTACGGCCCGAACGGGCTGAATCACGCGAGCGATCCGGAGGGCGGCCGGCGGGTCCTGGTGATGACGATCGATCTGCAGGGAGGATCGAGGACGGATGTGTTCGGGGAGTTGAAGGTGTTCGCGGCCGCGCCGACAACGCGGGCGTTTTGGAAGCGGTATTATCCAGAGTACCAGAGTTCGAAGATCCGGAATTTCTCGGCGGGGAATTTGCGGGTGGTGGATGATTTAGGGGCGGCGGTGAGCCTGGGGACTTACCCGAATGTGTGCGAGGACGGGAGCAATATTGCGAGCTGGATGAAGCTGGGGGGCACGACGCCGGTGGTGGGGAGGCAGGTGACGATTTCGGTGGACGTGAGTTTCACGCAGTGGGACGTGGAGGGCACCGGCGGGTCTCCGGAGACGGCCACGAACGGGGTGCTGAAGGATCAAATCGTGATGAAGCAGCTCTCGACGCGGGTGACTTTGACGAATGGTACGACGGGGAATTATAGCGCGATCGCGAGTGAGTCCGCGGGCGAGGATATCCCCACGGGGCTGGCGCAGACGGTTTACGATAGCCTGGCGCAATTGCAGTATGAGGGGTCGGTGGCGCTGGTGGAGGAGGAATGCGGGACGGCGGTGACGCTGGCGAATGTGCTGAATTTGACGGGAGGCAAGACAGCCTGGTCGACGATGCGGGCGCAGATTCAGCAGGTGAAGTTTTCGTATGGATCCGGGCGCACGGAGATCACGGTGGGGCCGGCGAAGCACCTGGGCCCAGGGGATCTGACGGAGTTATTCCTGATCAACCGGAATCGGCGGGTGTTTTATGATCCGAGCACGCAGGCGACGGCGAGGTCGAGCCACGGCGGAGGATCGGTGAGTTTGCCAAAGACTTTAGCGAAGGAGAATACAACGGCCGGGCTGGATAGCCTTTCGATTGGGTCGATCATCAAGAATTTGGGTACCGGAAACTCGGTGGTGGTGCAGCACTCGGCGGAGGCGAAGTCGATTGTGATGCATGAAGTGGTCAATGCGACGGGGGTGAGGGATGCGACGAAGGCGGCCATGGAGTTGCTGTTGGCGGATCTGCCGGCGGGCGAGGTGTTGAAGATCCGGAAGCGGACTTGGAAGGATCACGAGCACGATTGCGCGGTATGGGGTTGCTACGTGGTGTGCTCGGAACCGAAAGCGGAGCCAGTCTGATATGTTTGGGGACAATTGTTGCACGTGCGGGGCTTGCTCTTCGCGGTATCTCGCGGCGCAGCATTGGTTCAGTGGGTTTTATGGGATTCCAGCGTGGCAGGTGGGTGATTTTACAGGGGAGGCGGCGAAGGTAATCGGGGCTCAGTGTTTGCCGGGAACGTCTCCAGCGGGTGAGGGGTGGAAGGATTTGCTGCTTTCGGACATGATCACGGCTCCTTTTGATGCGTTGCGCCGGGAGCGATATTTGTATGTGTCGTTTGTGACGACGGGAACTTACATCCCACCAAACAAGGGGAACAGTTACCGGCAGAGAGCGAAGCATTACGAGTTTTGGGTGGATAAGCGTATCAACCGGATTAACCGGGTGCGTTTAACCGGTCACGAGGGGGATCTTAGGGAGGGGACGGTGGCGATTTCCGCGGAGACCGCAACGGTGGAGTATAACTGGTCGATCAGTGATGCGGGGGTGGAATCTTCGACCGGGACGGAGGCGCTGGTGGCGTTTGGCGCGGTGGAGACAGGGTGGTGGGATGTGCTAGCAGAGGATGAAACGGACACAACGCACGAGGGGACTTATAGCGCATCGGTTTCGACTGGCGGGAGGACGTGGAACGCTTCGTTTTTGATCCGGAATGTCTACGACGAGGACTTGGGGGATTACGTGGACGTGATGATCAGCCACCAGCGGCAGTTGGTGCTGGGGCTGAGGTACGATGATGCCGACGTTTTCCGGGACACGGAGGATTTGCTGAATTCGGTGGGGTTCGGGGGGACGTACAGCGTGCACGAGGAGTCGATCGAGGTGGCGCCGGTTTCGCGGGTGTTTGATTATGGGCGGAATTGGCTGGTGGGGTGGACAAGCCTGGTGTTGACGGCAACGCCGTGGCCGGTGACTAAGGTGATCGTGCCGGCAGGGCCTGGACCGGTGAACAAGGATTTTGATTGGACGCTACACCGGATGGGGTTTATGGCGTTTAGCCGGCTGTTGATGTCTGATTCGAGGGATTTGGATGAGATGCCGGAGCCGGTGGCGGTGTTATCGAAGGTGGGGGTGTCTTTCGGCGGGACTATGGACGTGATGCATTACGAGCACAAGGTGCCACGAGGGGAGACGGCGGAGGGTGTGGGGTCGCAGTGGTGCGAGTTTACAGGGTTGGTGGATTGTGACCGGGGGTGGAACGGAGGAGTGTACGAGTTTTTTCCGGGGGATCTTCCTTTTGATTTTGGGGTTGGCTACCTGGCGCTGTCGTGCCGGGAGACGTTGCCAAACCCGGATTGTCCGTGAGAGAGGAATCTATTATGAAAAAGATGATTGGAATGGCGGTTTTGATGGTGGGGCTGGAGGTGTTTGGGCAGGCGTATGACTTGTCAAACTGGGGGGTGACAAATCGGCTGGTGAATGGGGCGCTGCTGACGGGCACGAATAACCTGGGGACGAATGTCCTGGATGTGACGCGATACACGGACGTAGGGCTACAGGTGAAGTTCGCGGGGGCGGGATCCGGGACTGAACCGATGAAGGTGTGGCTGCTCCGGAGTGCGGATGGGACGAATTGGCAGTCTGGGGACGGAGAGGTGTGGTCGGTGCCTGCAGCCGGGTTGGCGCAGGTGGTGGCGATGACGAATTTGGACGTCGGGGCGCTGGGTTACCTGAAGTTGAGGGCGTTGACGAATGGGAACTCGGGGGATTTGACGAATGTGACGCTATCGGCCGTCTTGAAGGGGTATCGGAGGGACCGGTGAGGGTGTGGACTGTGGCGGGTTGGCAGGAAGTTTCTGTCAAAGACGGGAAACGGGTGAGGAAGCAGATGTCTCCCTGGGAATGGGGTGACTGGATTTACTGTGGAGCGCACCCGATTGCCAGGTGGCTGGATAGGACGTTTGGGACCAGGTTGGCGGGATGCCAGGCATGCTCTCGCCGGAGGCAGTGGTTTAACCGCCTTGGCATGGGGGTTAAACGGGCAATTCTCGGGCGTTAAAACGGAACGGGTCTTGACGGGTTTGCAGGGGGGGAGTTTCTCAAACCTTTTCCATTTCTTCTCAAACCTCGCCGCGTTTTACACGTGACTCTATATTTTCTTT